GCTTTATAACTCCATATTGTATAGAATATAGCGGTTGTTGGAACTTGTGATGTNTTCTTTAAATCATCTACACCTGCAGGAACAAAATCATGGAAACTCACACAAACCATTGCATCAGGTTTATCNTCACTAACNANTGCGGCAACCATTCTTCCATCGCTTACACGGAAGTCGGTTGGTATTTCAGGGCGCACTGGGTCGTCCTTAATAAATTCTAATAGTTTGTCTGTGAGGTCTCTGATGAAGTGTAGCATAATGTTATTTATGCGTATATTATAATTTTTAACTTTTAGCCAAAAAAATAGGACTCCGTAGAGTCCTATTTTACATTGTAGGTCCATTACCATTCTTGAACCCAACACTTCCACCTTCTGCTTCGATGCGCTTGATAACATGCTCGAATAAGATAGGTGTAAAATCAGTTTGTTCAACACATACACAATGATAGCGAACATCATTTTCAGTGCTGTATTTGAACTCACCTGTCTTAGCATTCACACCGATGATTTTCTTCACACGGTTAGTATGTAAGTGACCATGAATGTTAACGCCAAAACGACCTAACGATTCAGGGTGTACTGGGATGTGACTTAAAATCATACCGTTCATCACATGATACGCTCTTAACTCACGGAAGTATTCACGATATTCATCATCACGGAAGATGTCATGGTTACCACGAATTAAGACCTTGTCACCGTTTAATCTGGCTAATGTCTTTAATGATCTACGGTTAATGACAACATCGCCTAAGTGATATACTTTATCGTTTGGACGAACCGTGTCGTTCCAACGACGGATCATTTCCTCATCCATTTCGTCTGGATCAGTCCATGGGCGGATCTTTGTAACTCCGTCACTCTCTGTAAATCTACACACTCCAGCATGACCAAAGTGTGTGTCTGATACTAAAAATACTGCTGGCATATTATATTCCTTTTCTATGTTGTTTGATTCGCCAGAACAATTGCCAAGTTCTAGATTGTTTAGTCCAATGAAGGCTCTTTGTTCCAGTAAGAAATGTATTGCCAATCAACTTACCGAAAGGCTTTGCTTTGGGCTGACCCTTCAGTAATTTTTCAGCAATTCTTTCGTATGTTGACAGTTTAATTTTCACACTCGTTCCTTCTTTACACGACCAATGCGTGATGCCTTGTTCCAATCGTAAGCAACACCATCTGGGCACTTACCATCAACAACGCTATCAACACCGAACATACCGCATACTTCAAAATCATCACCACTGATAGTAACAAACTTGTTGGTCAATTTAGCATAAGCCATTGCCATGTCTAGTGAGTCAAATTCTATCACTCGGTTATCGAAAATTAACTTATACATTATCATTCCTTTATGCGATCATCCAATCTTGATCTTCTTTAAAAACTACTACTTCAGCTCCATCATATTCCTCAACATTAAATAATGTGCCTTCTGGTATCCATGCTACTTCTAATTGTTCCATACCACCTAAATAAATTTCAGGATACTTCAGTGTTGCATATATCGTCAACTCATCAAACTTCTCTTCCATAACAAGTTTTACAATCGCTGGGTCAAAAAGTATTTCAGGATAATCATAGTTCCATGTATACCATCCTGCACCAAAGCCAGGACTAATCAATACTGCTACTTTTCCATCAACAATTAATTTATTCATCATCAAAACTCATTAGTAAACTTGCGCCAATCATCAATGTTGGGCTTTTCATCTGGATCATAAGTCCAACCTAATGCCTTCATCATACGATGCTTGACCAAAAGGTTGGGACTACGGAATCTTCCAGTGTCTTCGAAGCCTAGCATTACCCCAATTTCACAAACTGCACCACTACGGCATACACCTGCATAACAATGAACAACAACATTCATTCTATTGTCCTTGGCATGTTGCAATAGTCTAACCAATTCGTTTGCTTGCTCTTGGCTACACTTCATAGCTTCGTCAAGAACCTCATCATCCTTTTCCACATCCAAGAATTCAAAATTGTGAATCTCTTTGAACTTGTGAGCAGGAGTTGGTCTCCAACTTGCAGGGTCTGTAATGCTAATCAGCATACTATTCTCACCGGCATCGTGATGAAACCTAGTTGGTATATCAGCAGCCGCTACATTCTCAATCCACATATTAAAATCCTTAACAATAGTATTATATGCTAAAATTTATTTAATGTCAAATTTTAGATATGGGTAAAGGGTGTAATACCCTTTTCTTACATTTAGCATAAATAAAAGTGTAGTTCGCGGAANTGNNNTTCCCAACTACTCTAACGCTATGGAGAGCAATCAGCATGAGTATTTATTATGTTTACGCCTATCTTCGTAAAGATGGCACACCCTATTATATAGGTAAGGGTAAAAGAAGTAGAGCATACGCAAAGCACACTATTCAGTTACCAAAAGACAAATCTCGCATCATCTTTCTAGAAACTAGTCTCACAAATGTCGGAGCATCCGCTATCGAACGAAGGATGATTCGTTGGTATGGAAGAAAAGATAATGGTACAGGTATACTTAGAAATAGAACCGACGGTGGGGACGGTGGCAATGGAGGGGCGGTTCGTGGAAAACCATCACCATTCAAGGGAAGAACACATACATCGGAGTCCAAAGATAAATCTAGAAAATCGCATCTAGGAAAAAAGACCGGCAGAACCTCTGAGGATTTTACAGTTGAATGGAGGGAAAATCTTTCAAAGAGTCAAAAGGGCAAACCAAAAAATTTCAAATACACGAATGAAATGCTTGAGGACAAGTCCAATCAAGCATATTCTACTAACTTCAATAAAGTATGCGTGGGCAGGATCTGGGTGAATGACGGTTTTAGGTCCATAAGGATAAACCCGGAGCAGTTAGAAAACTACCCCGGGTTCATTAGAGGACGATTATAAATCGTATTTTGGTTGCATAATAGTCTTTAGACAAACTCCTTCTGGAGTGAACTCAGAAGGATCTGCACCTAACAAACTTGCCATGATGCTTGGGCTAAAGCCAGAGACTAAAGCCGCACCACTCTTGTCTGCCTTGACAGGGGCGTTACCGCTACTGTTCAAGTTCCAGAATACTACGCTAGGCATAGTGTAACCAGCTTGTTCATACTTGCGTTGAATCATTTCCATTGCAGAGTCATCGTGTGTAACACACGCATTGAATTGCATGTCAGAAAGGATCAACAACATCTTAGGCATGTCACTTTCAGGAACATTGTTCTTGACCGCAACACTTAGGATCTTGTCCATAGCCTTGTGCAAGTTTGTGTCCATTGCCCACTTAGATTGAACCATTTGGTTAATCTTTTGAACAATATCACCCTTTAGGGTAAGTAGTTCAGGAGATCCACTGAAAGTCAAGAATGTGTCCTTGAACACGCCCTTGTTCTTGTCAGCTAGGTATAGACCAAGCGATACACTAACATCCAAACATGTTACACTACCAGTTCCACCTGCTGGGCAAGTCATAGAACCAGATACATCTACCATTGGTAGAATGTTTGCATCATTCATGTAGTTAGGCAATGCATCCCATTGCGCTGTCACATGATCCAACTCAGTCTTACCCAAGTTAGTACGGCTATAGCTAGAGATTAAACCCTTCAGTACTTCATGAGGGAACACTGCCGAAGCATTGACCTTCACAGTCTTGTCACCACTTACCAACTTAGCCACATATTCACTGAATGTAGTAGAATGACGGTTGAACGCCTTCTTGTAGATTCGTGCTGCCTGTGAAGGCACATGACTATAGTTGATGTTGTCCCAATCGTTGGAACACATTTGTGTTTCAACAACCTTAGTAAGAGCCACAAGACTCTTACGATATTGCTTGGGACTCATACCGAAGAACTCACGGATTTCACGGGCCACTTCGCCCTTACGAGGAGTCCATTTGCTTGCCAATTGTCCATTCATCAGAATGAGGTTTAGTTTTTTCTTCAATTCATTTTTTGCTGTAGTCATTCTTTGTTTCCTTATAAGGAGTCCATTTAGCGTTTTAAAGATAAATAAGTATAACAGAAAACTTTTTATATGTCAACACTTACTATCCCATTTACATACATTTTAAAATTCAAACCTACCAACCAGTGGTATTACGGAGTCAGATGGGCAAAAGGATGTTCGCCTAATGACTTATGGAATACTTATTTTAGTTCATCTACACATGTTAAAAACTTAATAAAACAATACGGTAAAGATTCATTCGAAGTCAGAGTCTCTAAAATTTTTTCAAGTAAAGAACAAGCAATACACCACGAAAAAAGATTTTTGTATAAAGTTAAAGCATCTACTAACGGTTGTTTTATCAACAAAAGAAATAATATGCCTGACTTTTCAGCAGAAGGGTTAATCCTTATCTGCCACCCCGAATGTAATCTTCAAACCTGGCATGATCCATTATTGCCAATTCCAAGTGGTTGGGAGCAAGGTAGACTTAACGAAGTCTGGAATAAGGGTAAGAAAAATACACAAATTCCCTGGAATAAAGGAAAGTCCACTGGATCAACTGGTCCGTGTTCACAAACGAGGAAATCTAATATTTCTAAAGGAAGGTTAAAAACAAAGAAGGTCATTTGCGAACACTGTTCTAAAGAAGTCGATCCCGCTAACTACAAACGATTTCACGGAGAAAATTGTAAAAAGAATCCAAATGTTAATTTGGATTACTGGAAACAAGTTTCTAACTCGTGTAAAGAAGGAATGAAGAAACAGATCGACTCTGGTAAGTTTAATCAGTTTGGTCGGAAAATTGCTTAAGTAAATCTTCGCATTCTTTTTCTGACAGGTTATCCAATTGTTTTAGAATATTTTCAGCATTTTGAGCATTTCTAATAACATCACCTAGCAAAGTATATGCCTTAGCCTTAAGATCCTTATCCTTAAAGACAAACAAGTCATCGAAACGACCTACTTCAGGAATCTTAACTAACAATCGTGCTGCCGCTTCTGGGTCATGCTTTTCCAAGTATGACAATATATCACGGAACAATTGTCGTTCACCTGCACCACCACGGGCATCTCGTGCCCACAAAGCCACACGCAAAGCAAGTTCCTTGTCTTGCACATAGGCAGCAGTGAATGCTGGGATAATGTTCTTACCACGGCTTGCACCGATGTTGTAGAACAAATCAACTATTGAGTTAGCAGTTGACTTACGGGCCTTCATACCGTTAGTAGTACGGGCTTCTTGGTTTTGTATTGCGTTTACAAATGCGTTCATTTTATTTTACCTTTACAGAATGTATTTTCTTTTTGTCAATAAAAGTTTTTTAGTTGCTGTTAACATTCTAAATTTAACAGGATGAGCGAAACTGGTTAAGTTTTTCTGTCAGGTCTAGCCAAATCCCCTGCATGTCGGTTCAGTTTCCTAGATCCATACCAACATATCATGTTGGCTAGTTTGTGTTGTGTCTGTACAAACATCATATATGTCTTTCCATAAGTCGTCAGTTCCATTAGCGTCTAGTTTCCTAGATAAAGCCTTTCCACGGGCCGCTGTCTACTGCATTAATGGTTTCGTTATTGTTTTTAAGTGCTGTAATCATCCTAGAATACAAACAGGTTAGTTGTTGACTGCTTTTATTCAACACAGGCCATCACTCTGTGCTTGTTAGTCCTGCTTCAATAGATACCTTCAACGCTACACAGTTTTACCTGTTTTGCTCCAATATTCTACCACGGTGTCTAACAGTTCATATAATATATGATTGCTGTACCTAACCTTTAATTAATCGTTCAATACATGTATCGTATCACAGTATCGAATACTTGACAATTGTTTTTGGGCAATTATCTTACTGACTTTGCTCTTGCTTCTACCATTTCATCAATATAGTTTTTTAATACTACATTGGTGTATGTGTCAGTGTGTCCACTAGCATGATCCGTGACACGGTTGTCAGGTTCATGATATGTTCTAATTCTTTCAGAACCAGCTTGATATCTTTCAGTGTCTTCATGAAAGTGTGCTAATACTCTACTTAAACATGTGACATATGAGGCTCTTTTATTATCTTCTCGGCTACGACTATTCGTACCGTTTGCAGTGATTCCAGTAGGTTCATGTATACAACGGCAACAATTTTGATGCTTGTTGCGATGCTGTCCACCTTTGCCAGTACCAGAAAACCACTCATATCGAAATTGATCTTCAGTAATTTTCATATCAAACCTTTGTTTGGCGGAAACGGTGAGATTCGAACTCACGCTTCGTGTGTTGGAGGAAGATAACAGAATCGAACTGTCACCTATTCATCATAAGTGGGACGGTTTTCAAGACCGTGTCCGCGCCATGCAGCCTATCTTCCCTGGTATAATTCAATATAATTCTTACCATACTTACTTATCACATAATTAAGTATTGGCTGCATTTCTTTTTCATACAAAACTTCAATGTCCGGATTAGCTTTGTGTTTTGCTAACCATTGGTCAGTTTTATAACCTTTAATCTCCGTGACTTTTCCATCAACAATAAAATCAGGAGTGTATGATTTTTCAACACCCTCCCATATATATTTTCGCTTATCGGTATTTCGTTTGATATTTATGTTGTGTTCTAGGCAATATATAACGTATGCTAGTTCCCAACTGCTATCACAGAAAAAACCATTGTACCATCCTTTTTTGCCTCGACCTGATCCGGGGATATACCCACCGTAATTCAATTCTTTAGCCCTTTTGGAAAGGTGCTTTTTCGTTTCTTCAGTATGCGGGGTACCTGTCAGGCCTGTCAAGCCCTTGTTCCAAGGCTTATGCCCAGTCTGAATACCCTTGTTCCAAGCCACGGAACCTTTTTTTCTACCTGCTAGTGGTGATCTAGCATGGGTAATCTTTTCAGGATTTAAACTGCACGACATTTGATGTGCATATAGAGATCCTCGATTATTAATTTCTCGGTTACAGTGAATACAGTTCATATGGATAATTG